GCTTCTTTAAATAAGTTAACTAAAGCTCAATTAGAAGAGCGTGGTCGTGAACTCGGCATTGAATTAGACAAAAGGTTAGTTAAAGCTAAATTAGTTGACCAAGTCTTTAAAGCCGAACAGAAATAATTTTTGTTATAACTTAACGTTAATTTAAACAGGAGAATAACAATGGCACTATGGGGAAAAACAGACACCGCTGGTGATATACCTAAGTGGCTTGAGGACGACGCAAATAACACTAATAAGTCCAATGACAAAGACAACGCAGTATTCGTTGACTTGACAGAGGCTGGTGTAGAGTCTAACAGAGCTAAAGGTCTTCATACACCTGGTTGGAACTTGTATCACACATATACAGACCAAAATGGTAATACCCGTCATAAAGCTGAAAATATTGTAGTAATGAAAGTTTCTGCATCTGATGCTGGTGATGCTGGTGTGACAGGCGATACAGCCGACGAAGACGCAATTGTAGCTGATAGTTAATAGTTAACACTTTTTACATTTTTGTTTTATGAAATTGACGGAATCAACCTTTTTACTTTATGCTATGAAGCACTATGACAATCCACAATGTACGGACATGTCAGAGTTCGAAGAAGATATGAAGAGGTTTCAATATCTTCGAAAGTTATTTAGTCGATATCGACAAGATAATGAACTCAAGGAGAGGTTGATTCTAAATCATTTGATAGTACTATTTAATGTATTTGGTGCTAAAGCTACGGAAATGCTTTTTATGAGGCTTCACGAATATCATGAGTATTTGAAGCCTTTTGTAGTTTATCTGAATTTCATGCCACAATTGTTGGTATATGACAATGTGATTATTAATAGTAAAAGCATTGTTTCAGATGAACAAATTATAAAGTGTTTACAGGAAATCTAATATGGTTGTAGACTTATTTCTGGTATTTAATTTTATTAAGAGGCTAGTTACGCCTTTTACTAAATGGCCAGCATATAAAGAAGGCATTATTGATGAGAAAGGAAATATCCTTATCTCTCGTAAAAAGTTTACTCGTAATAAACAGAAAAAAGCCTTTGGTATCTTCGACCAACTTATCTTAAATCTCAAAAAATTACTAGGAAAACTTCCTGGTGGTCAAACACGTATTGCTTCTTATGCAGCTGCCTTGTGGTTAATCAAGGAAAGCGAAAAATTTGAAAATAATATGTTGACAGAGTCAGAAGTAGGTGATATAATAGAGGATTCATTAAGAAACTTTATTGCTGAAAATAGAGATATTCTATATGAAGATGCTTGTCCTACTGCTGCTGGTGATGTAGATTTAAATACAAAGAACCGTGATGCTACTATTAAAAAGCACAATTATGGTCCTTTAAACGTAGATATGCCTGGTCCTTATTGGGAAAAGATTGCTGACCATTGGGACACAACTGTAGAAGCAGCAAAGAAAAGTTTATGCGAAAATTGTGTGGCATTTGACATTTCACCTCGTATGAAAGATTGTATGCCAGGTGAAACATCAGATGATGAAGGCGAATTAGGTTATTGCTGGATGCATCATTTCAAATGTCATAGTGCTAGAACATGTAATACATGGGCAAAAGGTGGACCAATTAATAATGACGAGGTAAGTCATGATTGGCAAAGCCGAAACGAAGCTGTAATTGAAGAAATTCCAACTGTAAATGTTGGAGGTGGAGCAATTGCAGGTTTAGGAGTAGGACCACAAGGTGAGCCAGGAGTGTCTCCAAAGGCTCAAAAGAAATATAAGAAAAAGAATTTAAAACAACTACTACATGATGTAGCGGAGAGTTAAAATGAAAAGTGAAGATAGAGAAGCCGTATTTGAACAACTTAAAATCGACGAAGGAGTTGTCTATGCCATCTATAACGACCACCTCGGGTATCCCACTTTTGGAGTCGGTCATCTTGTCCTCGACAGTGACCCGGAATTTGGAGAACCAGTTGGTACAGAGGTTAGTGAGGAAAGAGTCCGGGACTGTTTCGACAGAGATCTTGAAATTGCCATCGGAGAGTGTCACGCTCTATACGGCGAAGGGGACTTTGGAGACTTCCCAGGTGAGGTCCAGCAAATCTTGGTTAACATGATGTTCAATATGGGTCGTACACGTTTAAGTGGCTTTAAAAAATTTAATGCTGCTTTAGGTGAACACAATTGGAAAACTGCTGCTGTTGAAGGCAGAGATTCAAGATGGTACAGACAGGTCACAAACCGCGCCGAAAGGTTAATGTCTCGCCTCGAAGAAGTCTAAGTCCATGTGGGCTTGGCTCAAAAGTTTATTCGTAAAATCATACACAATCACTGTGTCGTATGACACACAATTTGGAAATGGTGACGATAAAGTTTGGAATGGTGTCAAAAACATCACAAAGAAAACTTGGAAAGAATTACATTTTGTCTCAGAAGACAAAAAGAAAATTCAAATACGCTCTAATGCGGGATTAAATTACCGTATTGAAGAGGAATAAATAATTTTACATTAATGAAATTGGAGAAATAAAATGCCAGTAAAAGATATTATACAACATGCGATTGATAACAATCCATTAAAAGTTCAAGCAGCGTTTGACGACGAAATGAAAGGTCGTGTGCGTAATGCTTTAAATGCAAAGTATCAGGAAATGACAACTGATGTCGAACCAGAAGTCGAAACTGAAGTAGAAGTAGAAACAGAAGTTGAAGCTTCGGCTGAAGACGAAGTTGTTGAAGAATCAGTAGAAGAAACTGAGGAAGAATAGTGTATCAAGTTTTTGGTACAATTATTATCATATTAGGTGGAGCCTGCTATTGGCTTTATAGTGATAATAATACATTAAAAGCAAATCAAGTAAAACTTGAATATGCAATCGAAGAGCAAAAGGCCGCGTTTAATACTATGAAAGAATCATATGAAAAACAAGGCCAGGCTCTAAATAATTTACAACGTGCTAATGCAGAAATCGAAGCAGAAAAAGACAGATATTTAGATATCTTTCGTAAACACAACCTCGACAAATTAGCTTTAATGAAACCAGGTCTAGTTGAAAATCGTTTAAATAATGGAACGAAGGCCGTATTTGAGGAGATCGAAAATGATAGCAAGAACATTTCTAGTCTTGGCGACGATACTAACGATTAGTGGTTGCTCTATATTCGGCTCCAAACCAGTTGAGATTATTTCAAAACCAGTAAAGATTGATATAATCCAACCAGCACTTCCTAGGGAAATTTCTTTACAACAACCAACTTTTTATGTTGTATCCGAAGCAGTTATTACAAACCCTTGTAAACGCTCACTTTCATTTGAACCACCAAAGTTCAATGACGAAGGTGTCGAACAATTAAAAAGACCAAAAACCTGTGAATTGTCTGAAAGGGAAAATCCAGAATGGCCAGTAGGCTATACATATTTGGATAGATTCTTTGATGATATGAAAGCTCTGAATAGTGGCGACATAGTTTTTGTAGCTTCGACTGTAAAAGACTATGAATTGATGACTGCCAACTTTCAAGAACTACGCAGGTACATCAGAGAACTCGGCGAGGTAATCGTTTACTATAGAGACGTGACGATTGATGATGAGCCTGGAGTTGCTGCAGAAGTTCAGAAGAAATAGTTTCCTATTTGTTTCAAATAATTGTTCTTTCCACAAGTCTATTTTATAAATATCTGTTGACATGTTATGCAAACTGTGATATAATAACCGTATCAGGAGCAGGAATTTGTCTACACAGGATAAAGAATTCTCAGATGTCAAAGTTGACATCGCCTTAATTAAACAAGACGTTAAACAGATTGAAAAATTTTTTGAGAAAGTGGACTCGGCCGTTGATGGCATGGCAGAAATTAGTAAAAGTGTTGCCGTTCAACAACAAATTATTGAGAACTTTCAACAGAAACTTGAAAACTTTAACGACAAATTAGACCACAATACTCGCGCCGGTATTGAAGGTCGTTTAGCACTTAAAGATGAGCTAGATGACCATAAAGAAAATTTCCGATTACAAATGTTAGAGGCAATGGAAGTGGCCAGGCAAAAACATGCGGATGTAAATGCAAATAGTCGAAAGTGGCATGAAGACAGACATAGAGAAACAATACGACTAATTGAAAATATTGTCAAAGATGTAGAAGACAAACACGAGGACCACGATAAAAGATTAAGAAATATAGAGAATCTCAAATGGTGGATTCTAGGTGCGATTGCCGCAGGTTCATTTATCGCACATAATTTCGATTTATCTGCAATAATGAGTTGACATTTGGTCTAGTATTTGTTATAATACTATCCAAATAAAATACAGGTTTATATTATGATTGATTTTGTTGATATTCAGTACGCCCAGCACCTTGCTGGCAGGCTCGACCTATTTAAAATCAGGTCAACAAATCCTTACAAAATAAATTTCAGATGTCCTATCTGTGGTGATTCACAGAAATCTAGGACCAAAGCTCGTGGTTGGCTCCTTGAGAAAGAAAACAACTTCTACTTTTACTGTCATAATTGCAGTGAAAGTCATTCCTTTTCCAACTTTCTCAAGGTAGTCGACCCTTTGGCATACAACGATTATGTTGCCGAAAAATTCATCAAAAAGGGAGACAAAACCAAGACACCCAAATTGGAAAAATTCAAAACTGATACTCCCACATTTGCTCGTAACGAGCCGTTAAAAAAATTAAAAAAAATCAGTCAACTTCAGCATTCTCATCCCGTAAAGAAATATATAGAAAAGAGGCGTATTCCTCCTGCACATCATTACAGACTTTATTACGTGCAAAAATTTAAGGAATGGGTAAACACCTATATTCCAGATAAGTTCGAAAGTCTTGATAAAGATGAGCCTAGGTTGGTAATACCCTTTATGGACGAGGATAAAAACCTATTTGGTGTATCCGCTCGAGGATTCAACCCAGAAGGTATTCGATATATCACTATCATGTTCAAAGACCGTCCGAAAATATTTGGCTTAGATAAAGTCAACTTCAATCGCGAATATTTTGTCGTCGAGGGAGCCTTGGACAGTATGTTTTTATCAAACGCTGTGGCAATGGCTGGTGCAGACGGGGGTACAGGCGCGCTGAAAGTAGTAAAAAATGCAACTTTCGTATTTGACGCCGAACCTAGAAACAAAGAAATCCATAAACGTATGGAAAAAGTGATTGGACAGGGTTATAAAATTTGTATCTGGCCTGACAATGTTTCAGGTAAAGATATAAACGAGATGGTTCTGAATGGTATGACAAATGTTGAAACGGTCATTCGTGACAATACATACCAAGGACTGAATGCAAAACTTAAATTGACAGAATGGAGAAAAACTTAATGAGAGTAAAACTAATCAGTTTCTCACAACCAACGACCCAAACAAAAACCGAAGGATTAAACGATGTACAAGACTTAATTGCTTTTTGCGCCCGAGTCAGCAATCCTTCAAATCAATATAATACTGAAACAAGTGAAAAACTTTTAAGATATCTCGCCAAACATAAACACTGGTCTCCGTTCGAAATGGCAAGTGCGTGTTTAGAAGTGGAAACAACAAGAGATATTGCAAGGCAATTACTACGTCATCGTAGTTTTAGCTTTCAGGAATTCAGTCAGCGATACGCAGACCCAACAAAAGAGTTGGAGTTTGAGGCTCGCGAAGCAAGATTACAAGACCCAACAAATAGGCAAAATAGTATACCTGTGGATTGGGACAATGAAGAACACAGACGTATTAATGAAGAGTTTCGTATGAAACAATTAAAACTCATTCGTGACGTCAAAGAATTATATAATTGGGCACTTGATAAAGGAATCGCAAAAGAGCAAGCCCGAGCAATATTACCGGAAGGAAACACAATTTCAAGATTGTATGTCAATGGTACATTACGTAGTTGGATTCATTTTATTGAATTGCGCAGTGGTAATGGAACACAACAAGAACATGCAGACCTTGCCCTTGCTGTTGCAGATGTTATTGCGAAAATATTTCCTTTATCCAAAGAATATATTGCACAAGAATAATAGGAGAAAACAATGCAGCATTTGGGTATAGAAATCGACAAGAAACGAGATAAAGGTTTATCAGAACAATCGTTTAAATTATTAAAAGATTATTATTGTAGAGATGATGAAAAATCTCCACAGGAGGCTTTTGCTCGCGCAGCAGTGGCTTATTGTGGTGGTAATTTAAAACTGGCACAACGAATATATGATTATGTGTCGAAGGGTTGGTTTATGTATTCCTCTCCCGTTCTCTCGAACGCTCCCTTAAAAGGAGAACCTGTTAAGGCGTTACCCATTTCGTGCTTTCTCACCTACGTTCCAGATACGCTTGACGGACTGATAGACCATAGTGCAGAGCTTCGTTGGTTATCAGTAAAAGGTGGTGGCGTTGGTGGTCATTGGTCAGATGTAAGAGCTGTATCCAAAAAAGCACCTGGTCCTATGCCTTTCCTTCATACAGTTGATGCTGATATGGTAGCATATAGACAAGGCCGAACACGTAAAGGTTCATACGCTGCATATATGGATGTCTCGCACCCTGATATTGTCGAGTTTGTGAATATGAGAATTCCAACTGGTGATGTCAATCGTAAATGTTTAAATCTACACCACGCAATTAATATTTCAGACAAATTTATGGAAGCTGTTGGTTTAGGTCTTGAATGGAATTTACTTGACCCTAATGATGGCTCAATTCGTGATACAATTAAAGCACGTAAACTCTGGGAACATATTTTAGAAACAAGATATCGTACAGGTGAGCCTTATCTTAATTTTATTGACACCGCGAATAGAGCGTTGCCAGACGCCCAAAAAGCGAAGGGTATGTCTATCAAGGGCTCAAATTTATGTAATGAGATACACTTAGTGACTGATGAAGAGCGAACTGCAGTGTGTTGTCTCTCGTCCGTTAACATCGAGGCCTATGATGAATGGCGTGATACACCTATGGTCAAAGATCTTATCGTGTTTTTAGATAATGTATTACAATTCTTTATTGACCATGCAGGAGACGAAATTTCCAGAGCTCGTTTTTCCGCCCAGCAAGAACGAAGTTTAGGTCTTGGAGCGATGGGTTTCCATTCATATCTACAAAAACATTCAGTACCATTTGACTGCGAACAAGCAGCTGGAATGAATGAAATGATTTTTAAAGACATTAAAGAGAAAAGTATTGAAGCCACATTAGAGATGGGTAAACGTAGAGGTGAAGCACCAGATATGGTCGGCACTGGAAGACGTAATGCTCACATGTTGGCGATTGCACCAAACGCAAATAGTTCTATGATTGTAAATACGAGTCCGAGTATTGAACCTTGGAAAGCAAATGCATTTACTTCTAGGACCAGAGTCGGTAGTCACCTAAATAAAAATCCATACCTCGAAAAAGAACTCGAGAAAATTGGTAAGAATACAGAAGAAGTATGGTCAACTATCATTACAAATGGTGGTTCGGTCCAACATCTTGACTTCCTACATGACCATATTAAAGAAGTATTCCAAACAGCAATTGAAATTGACCAATTAGCAGTGATTCGACTCGCAGGCGATAGACAAAAATATTTGTGCCAGGGACAATCACTTAATGTCTTTTTCCCAGCAGGCGCAGATAAAACGAACTTACATCAAGTTCATTATCAAGCATGGAAGCAAGGCTGTAAAGGATTATATTATTTAAGAACTGAAACAAGCAACAAGGCAGAAAATGTTGCGCAAAAAATTAAAAGAGAAAAACTAGAAGATATTATTAACCAAGACACAGTAAAATTTAGCAACGGTTCGGAGGAGAGTCAAGATGAGTGTGTCGCTTGTCAAGGATAGAAAAATGCAAGTCACAATTTATACAAAATCAAATTGTCCTTTCTGTGAAAAAGCCAAGGCGTGGTTTACACAGCACGGATATACTTACACACAAATTGTTTTAGATGACGAAGAGCAAAGATTAGCTTTTTACCAGAAACACAGTAATGGTAAAGAAATAAGAAGTGTTCCTCAGATCTGGATTAATGATGAACATATTGGTACATATAATGACCTTATGGCCATCTCAGATAAACTCGTCAAAAAGCAAGGCGGTTTAATGGAATTTTCAGAAACATATAAACCATTTCATTATCCTTGGGCTGTGGAAATTACCACACGACATGAAAAAGCTCACTGGATTGAAGATGAACTTGACCTATCAGAAGATGTAGCTGATTGGAAAGGTGGTAAAATTAATTCGATCGAAAAA